TCGATGCCGAGGACGGGACATCCAGAGTCGTCGCCGCAGACGATAGCGGCAGCCCTGTCGAAGCCGCCACCGCCGCACCGGGCGAGCTCCGCAACCGATAGCAACTCACGACCTTCCCTTCCTGAACGCAGGGGCCACCTCTCCGGCCCCTGTGTCAGGGGGAGAAAACATGCAACAGCACCACACCGGCGAGCAACTGCCTAACGGTGCGTTCGTGACTTCGGTCGTCTTTTCCAGGCATGCCGACGGAACGACAGTCGAAGAGATGCACGACTCTCATGGGGGTCGCACCGTGACGCCCATCCCGCCCGAAGGCAGTATCGCGTCGAATCAGGCCAAGCTCGGCCAACGATTGCGAGACGCGCTGGTGTCGAACGCGAGCTTCCTGAGTGGAGGCGTGAGCGATCACGATCAGGTGATGGCGCTGACGCGAGAGATTGACGCGCTGATCAGAGTAGTGATCAGTCGCTTCGAGACGACGGTGGGGACATGATGCACGAAGCCGACTACTTCAACAATTACAGCGGCACGGGGAACTCCTACCTCAATGCACCACACTGGGTGCCTGCCTTCGGCAATATCGCCGCCAAACTCAAAGAGCGTTTTCCCAAGACCTGGTCGGCGCTCGACGCCGGCTGCGCCATTGGCTACCTCGTCGAGGCCTTTCGGCATTGTGGGGTCGCGGCGTGGGGCATCGACTCCAGCGAGTACGCCATCGCCAACGCTCGTCCTGGTGCCAAGGAATATGTCAAGCGCCAATCACTGACCGATCCGGTGGATGGCCACTACGACCTGCTGACCTGCATTGAGGTGCTCGAACACATCCCAGCGCGAGACGCGGGCAACGCTATCGGCACACTCTGTGCGGCGAGCGACAACATCATCTTCACCAGCACGCCGCTGGATTTCGTCGATGTCACGCATGTCAACGTGCGTCCAGCGGACTATTGGGTGAGCGCCTTCGCCGAGCAGGGCTTCGTGCGCGACCCGAGCTTCGACGGCAGTTACATCGTTGAGTGGTGCATGCGGTTCGTCAAGGCATGACCGTGCTGGTGCCGTTCACCGCTCGTCATATCGACACCCTCGCCGGCGCACCGCCCGAGGCCGAGTGGGTCTACGTCGGCGAGACGGCGCACTCCTACTGGGAATGTCTGAGCGAATATTGGGAACGGGGCGACGATCTCACCATCATCGAGCATGACGTCCAGGCGCGGCCCGACATCTTCGCAAGCTTCGCGGACTGTCCCCATCCCTGGTGTCTCTTCCCCTACGACAATCACGACCGAAGCGACTCAGAGGCGTGGCGCAATGCGCTGGGCTGCACCCGGTTTCGGGGCGAGCTCGTGCGGGCCATCCCCGACGCGGTGACGAGCATCCCGGAGCAGCACCGGGACTGGCACAACCTCTGCGACGGGATCGGGAGCAACCTCCGGGCTGCTGGGTTCACGCACCACTGGCACTGGGACTTACCCGTTCGTCACCACCGGATGCAATTGGGGCATCTGGCCATCGGGGGTTGAATTGACGCGGTGACCACTTCCCTCATCGTCACCGTCCCCCCGGCGACAGAGCCTATCTCCGTCCAGGACGCCAAGAACTTCTTGAAGGTCGACACGTCTGACGACGATGCTCTGATCGCGACTTTCATCACCGCCGCGCGGATGCGGGTCGAGAGTGCCGCCTATCACAAGCTGATTACCCAAACGCTCCAACTGACGCTCGATTGGTTCCCATGGGGACCGGCATTTGGCTATTACGGTGGCTATGGGATGCGCTCGGCTCGAGATCCTTATCCGGTGATCGAGCTGGAACCACCTGCTCAGTCGATCACCTCAGTGACCTACCTCGATCCATCTGGCGCTGTCCAGACTCTGAGCCCCAGCCTGTATCGACTCGATGCCAATTCCCGCCCTTCACGGCTAACGCCAGCGCTCAACCAAATCTGGCCGGCGACCGCCCAAGAAATGGCCGCTGTCACGGTGACCTACGTTTGTGGCTTTGGCACGGCCGCTCAGGTTCCCAGCAACCTCATCCAAGCGATGCGTGTCTTGATCGACTCCTACTACGAGAACCGCGCCCAGGTGATGGTCGGCACCCGGTTGGTCGCCATCGAGGTGCCCGAGGGATTTGATGACTTGGTGAGGGACTACAGCCCACCGATGGTGGCGTAATGCCTGCGCTCGACAACACGCAGATTCAGGCGGGTCTGCTGCGTCGTCGTGTGGTGCTGCAGGTGCCGAGCGCGGTGACCGATGCCGATACTGGAGCCGATAGCGACGCAGGGATTACCTGGACTGATCTCGCCACTGTCTGGGCGTCGATCAACCCACTGACCGGAACGGCAATCGGCGCACCCAACGCTAACCTGCAAGGGGTCGTGACGTATCTGGTGACGATGCGCTGGATGGATGGGGTCGTCAACGGCATGCGCGTCCACGAGGTCAGCACCGGACTGGACTTGGATGTGCTGGCGGTGCTGGACATTCTCGACGCGCACCGAATGCTCCACTTGGAATGCGTCCAGCGTCGCTATCCGCCGGTCTAGCGATTCTGCCAGTCCCAGTAGGCGTTGAGTGCCGTCAATCTCTCCTCCCAGCGCTGCCGTGCTCGAGCGGTTCGCTCCTCAGCTTCGATGTAACCCTCTGAGCGGACATTCTCAGCCAGCCACAGTCGCGTTTGCTCGGCGATGGCCGCATCCAGATGGACGCCGGCTTCGTCGAAATATGCGGCCCAACTCACCAGAAGACTGATGCACGCTAGCGTTCATGCCTTTGTCGAGCGCACGCTCACGCCAGCGGACGTGCGGGATCGCCGGGTGCTCGAGGTCGGGTCGCTGGATGTGAACGGCAGCGTGCGGTCCTTCGTGCAGTCGCTCGAGCCGTCCGAGTATTTAGGCGTTGATATCGCGGAAGGCCCGGGTGTCGATCGGGTCTGCCCCGCCGAGGAACTCATCCAGACCTTCGGTGTATGTGAGTGGGACTGCGTTATATCGACGGAGTGCCTCGAGCACGTCGAGGATTGGCGCGCCTGCATCCGCAACCTCAAGGGCGTCACCAGGGATCTGCTATTGATCACCACCCGCAGCCTGGGATTCCCGTACCACCCCCACCCGATCGACACTTGGCGCTATGAGCTCGCCGACATGGAGGCGATTTTCGCCGACTTCGCGATCGAAGCGCTCGAGCCTGACCCGGAGCAGCCGGGCGTCTTCCTGCGAGCTCGCAAGGTCGACAAGCCGCAGGTCGATCTCGACGTCATCGAGTTGTTTCGGTGGGACGGGTGAAGATAGCGGTCTTCCCTTCAGACGATTCTGCGTGTGGCTACGTCAGATTGAGGTGGCCGGCGCGAGAACTGCAGCGGCAGGGCTACGACGTTGAGGTACGCGAGAACATGGACGTGGTCTGGCGGAAGGGCGCGGACGGTGAGCCGGACACTGTCGTCGATCTGCTGGAGACGAACTTCGACTTGGCCATTCTCCAAAGGGTCTACCGCCCCGAAATGCTCGCTTTCCAAAGGCTGCTCCAGAAGCGCGGGATCGCGGTCGCCATCGACATCGACGACGACCTGCTTGCGGTCGACCCTCGCCACCCCGCCTACCGCCTGCTTGAACCCTGCTGGAGCGTGCTCCGCGAAGCCTATCAGGAGGCGGATATGGTGACCGTGTCCACGCCGGCACTCGCGAAGCGCTACGGACAGGGCCGCGTCCGGGTGATACCCAACGGGATCCCGCGAGCATATCTCCACCTCCGGCGCATCGAGACGCGACAGGTGCCTGTCGTCGGCTGGACGGGAGTCGTGACCTCCCACGCCGGCGACCTCAATGAGGTTGGGACGAGCGTCGCCGACCTTGCTGCTGCGGGCGCGATCTCGGTGCGCACCATCGGAGGCACTGGGAACAGCTGTCGCGAAGCGCTGGACGTGCTTGGGGTGCAGGGAGAGTGGCAGAGCAGCGTGAGCCTCCGAGACTTTGCCTACGCCCGGCTCTACGCCGAGTTCGATGTAGCGATCGTCCCCCTCAAGCCCAACCGTTTCAACGCGGGAAAGTCGTGGCTCAAGGGGCTGGAGGCTGTGGGCCTGGGCGTTCCTTTCGTGGCCAGCCCGACACCCGAATACATGAAGCTCCACGAATTGGGAGTTGGCCTACTCGCCGAATCTCCCAAAGAGTGGCGGCAGGAGTTGGGCCGACTAGCAGCGTCTGCGGACCTTCGGGCAGAAATGGCCGCTAAGGGTCGCGAGGTGGCTGCGAAGCTGACCACCGAGCAGATGCAAGCCCCATTGCTGTGGGAGGCGTGGCAGGCTGCCATACATAGGCGGGCGGCGGCGTAGGGGGCGCAGGAGGAGGCGGCATCATTGCCCAGCGCTGTTTCTTCCTCTCCTGAACAATTTTGATCCAGAACATCCCTACGATGAGTGCCCCCAGCCCGACGTAGGCCGGAACCGCCCACGGCCCGAAATAGGCAGCCGGGATGCCGAGGACGGCCAGGAAGATAAGAAACGTGAAGCAGCCCGACATGAAGCCACTGGTCTTGATCTTGGTCACGCTTCCGTCAGGAGCGATGATCCTTGTGGTTCGCATGGTGTAGCGTTACCTCCGGGTCGACTGGTCCGCAGGGTTCATCTGCGCGAGCGGTCGGCCTGTTTTGCAGTATGCGCTTATGGGCAACCCCGTGCCGCCCATAGCGTGAATGTGTGGCCGAGTTCGTCCCGAATCCCATCGCCATCGAGGAGATGCTCCACGAGCCGGGTGGGCCGGTCTGGCGCGAGATGGAGAAGATCGGAATCGAGGGGACTGCCATCGCAAAACGCTTCTGTCCGGTGGTCAGCGGTGCCTTACGTGATTCCATCCATCATGAGGTCGCAGCGGACGGCTCTGAGGTGCTGATCGGTTCCAACCTTTCCTATGCCATCTATATCGAATTCGGGACGGGTCACGGCAACTGGGTCGGCGGACCCACCGAAGCCGACCCCTTTCTGCGTCCGATGCTGATGGTGGTGCGCCCATGACCAGCCTGACCCTCGTCGATGCCGAAGCCGCAGCGCAGGCATGGGCCGAGGCGGATACGACCATCAACACTCTGACTGGCTCACGCATCTTCTACTCAGTCCCGATCGCCTATCCCAAGGCGGCGCTGGCGAAGGGCGACTCGTGGATCTTGCTGACTCTGGTTAGCGAGACCTTTCAGAGCGGGGACCTTGGGCTCCAGCAGGCTCTAATCCAATTCGACTGCAACGGACCGTCCAAACTGCTGGCTGCCGGCGTCGCTCTCGCCGTCGAATCTGCGGCGCGGCAGCTGACCTTCGGGCATTCGGTAACGGTCACGCCGGCGGTGATCGTGTGGGCCCAGGTCAGTCAGAAGCGATGGCTCCCGGATCGCACAATGAACATCCCCAGGTATGTGGTCGACGTGCTCTTCGCGTTCCACGGGGCGGAAGCCTAGAGGCAACCCAGGAGCGCTCATAGGCTGATCCGGTAGCCAACCTTCGTCTCAAGGAGATAGAAGGGGCCCCAAAGTCCGGGGTCGGCGCCAAGGAGACACGGCATGACGGTCGGCAGAGATCCACTAACCGTATCAGTAGGTGCCGGGTCACTTTTCATTGCGCCAATCGGGACCGCTGAGCCGGTTTCCCTGAGCCTCTCCTTTCCGTCGACGACCTGGGTGAACATGGGCTACACCGAGAAGGGCACCACCTTCACCCGGTCGGTCACCGCAACAGACATCGACGTGGCCGAGGAGTTCTATGCGGTCGGGACGATCATCACCGCCTACCAGACGACCGTGGAATTCGCGCTGTCACAGCTCACCGCAGCGGCCCTGACCATCGCCTTCAACGGCGGCACGACCACGGTCAACACTGGCGACGTGACCTTTGATCCGCCGGCGGCTGGGACCGAGGTCTACACGATGATCGGCTGGGACAGCGTGAACCGAGACGAGCGCTATATTTGGCGCAAGTGTCTCCAGGTCGGCGCCACGGCAACCTCACGACAGAAGGTACTGCCCCAGGCGTTGATCCCGGTGTCCTTCAGAGTGGACAAACCAGCGAACCTGCAGCCCTTCAGGTGGTGGGGTAACGCTGGTTCGGCGACACCTGTCAGGACTGGTGCGTAATGCCAGCGCGTTTCAAGGACTTTGACGCTGCTGAGGCGGAGCGGAAAGGTGAGCCGATCACCTTCCGCCTCGGCGGTCGGGAGTGGACGGCGGCGCACAAAGGTGCCGCTAACTTCCTGGCCTTCGCACGCAACGCCGCAGAACCGGGGCTGAACCAGCTCACCGCCCTCGACGACTTCATCACCGACACGCTGCCCGAGGAGGAGCGCGAGCCCTTCCACGCCATGCTGCGGGCCGAGGATATCGAGGTTGTCACGCTCACGCAGGTGATGCAGTGGATCGTCGAGCAGATGAGTGGAAACCCTACCGACGTTGTCTCGCCCTCGCCGCCAGCGCGGTCGAAAGCTGGGGGTCCGTCGAGACGCTTCTCCGTCGAGAAGGGGTTTCTCTCGGAGGGGACGCAAGCCTCCGTCACTGGCTGATCGTGCTCGAGGCGCTGCTACGGGAGCGCATGGACGCTGAGCAAGCGGAAGAGTTCGATGCTCAGCTTGCCTCCGCGTCCGACGCTGTCCTTGACCTCGACTTCGATGAGAAGCGTGAATTGATGCTCGCCTGGGGCGGCGATGCGGTGATCTGTTAGATGGCTGATGTCATTGGCGAGGCCTTTGTCGCCATCCGACCAGATTTGGCTGGGTTCTCTGAGGCATTGGTTGCTTCTATGCTGCCGCAGCTGGCGAAGATCCAGGCAATCATCGACGCCCATCCGCTCCATTTCGATGCGGACGTGGACATGAGCAAGGTCACGGCGGAAATCACGGCTGGGAGCGCCAGCGCTCTGAAAGAGGCCAACGCGTTCGCCAATGCAAATCCAATCAGACTCCGGCTGGATACCACTCATATCTACGCTCAGCTCCTCGCGCTTAGGACTGCGATCGGCGCTACAACCGGTGGGGTATTGGGTGGCGGAGGCGGGAGCGGCGCCATAACGGGTGCTGCCGCTGGAGCCGCTGCGGGCGCAGGTGGTGGGAAAGGTGGAGGGTTGCTCGGCACACTGCTCTGGGGCACCGGAGGCTTTGCGGGTTTCGCTGCCTTCGGTTCCATCGCCTCTCTGGCCGGCTTCGGCTTTGAGCATGTGCTGACCACGCTTATCGGCCTCGTCGGTTCGCTTGCCGGTGCTATCGGCGGTCTTGGGGTATTGGCAGTCGGGGTCTTCGGCAGGATGGCCGTCGGTATGGGATCGGACATCTTGGTGATGTTGGAAGCGAATGCAGCAGTCAAGGCGCTGGTCAAGGGTATTGAGACGACACCATCGAGCCCGAAGGCCGTCCTAGCTCTGGCAGCTCTTGAGGCAGGCTCGCTGACGCTGGCGCAAGCCACGCTGCTCTATGGAAAGGCGGCGGCGCAGGCTCAATATCAGACCGCTCAACTCACTATTGCTACCGATCTGTTCTGGCTGCATTCGATCAGCGGCGCGCTGGTTGAGATCGCAAAGTTGAAAGATTCCATACTTGGGGTCGCACGCACTTATATTCCATTGATTGCAGCGGCGGCACAGAGGAACTTTGCGCTGATAACGGTTGCAGTGCAACCGTTGCTTGCATGGGCAAAGGGTTTTCAGGCGACAACCATCTTCAAGCAGCTTGAGGATATGTTCGCCCAGAACATCCCCATCGGCGTGGCGGCGATGACCCAGTTCGTGGAATTACTCGCCAAGGTCGCCGATTGGGCATCACAGCAGAGCGGCGCTGGGTTTCTAAACTCGATCCTGAAGTTCTTTACCTATCTCAATACCTCGGCAGGCTTCGACAAGCTGACCGGGGTGATGGCCACTATGATCGGGATGTTCAGGGACTGGTGGGCGCTCCTCAAGCAGATCACCATCACTATCTATGACCTCTTCAGCCAGAGTGTTGGGTTGGGGACGAGCATCGTGACCACCATCACGGGCATGCTGGTGAAGTTGGATGCGTGGCTTACGTCGGTCAGTGGCAAGAACGCCATCCATACGTTATTCGCCGTACACCTTCAGGAGGTGCAAGCGCTGCTCGCAGTGTTGCCCACCTTGCTGGGTGCCTTTGGCCGTCTATATTTAACAATCGCGCCAGAGTTGACGAAGATCGTCGTCCTAATGGCTGATACCGTAGGTTGGCTGCTCAAGATCCCACATGTCGGTCCTATCCTCGCGTGGGCGGCTGCAATTGCCCTGCTCACAAGCAGGATGGGGATTCTCACGCCAGTCGTAGGACTCCTTGCGAGGGCGACTGGACTAGATGCGGTCGCCGCCAGCGCGGCGGCTACGGCGAACGTCGGATTGGCTTCGGCCGTCAGAACCCTGCTGGGACCCCTTGGTTTGGTCGCCGCCGGAGCGGCGGCCTTCGGCGCTGGACTCTATACGCTGTTGCATAACGCTCAATCGACAGTGAAGTACATGAATGGCAATGTCATCCCGGCGTTCCAAGCAGGCGCGAACGTCTTCGCTGCTATCGGCGGAGGCATCCGGCTAGCGATCAACCAGCTCGGCGCGCTGCTGAGTTGGGTGGAGACCAATGGCAACAAATTGGGCAACTTCTTCTTCGGATTGGGACAAGCCATCATCACAGGTCTCGTCGGCGGCCTAAAGGCTGCGGTCAACCTCGCGATCTCTGCCATTGACGCCCTCATCACGGGAGTCAACAAGGTCACCGGAGCAGTCCCCTTTGCCGGTCGCGAATTTATCCCGATCATTCCTCAATGGAAGGATGCAGGGGGGCCGGTATCGCGAGGGACCCCCTACTTCGTGGGTGGCCTTGGCCCCGAACTTTTCGTTCCAAACATCAGCGGAACCATCCGCTCTGCTGCTAACTCGCAGTCTTCAGGCGCACCCACGCAGATCAACTACTTCTACGGCGTCGGCAAGGAAACCATCGATCTCATTCGTGCCGAGCTCAGCGCAAATAATCGGCGGTTCAACCGACAGTTGGCGTCAATGTAGATGGCCAACAAATTCTCGCCAGTCGTCGCTAGCAACGCCACGGTTGGCGACAGGCTTCTCTATGTCGGACAGGATGTCGTGCAACTCAGCACTGGCGATTTGGTCATGCTCGTCACCGATCCATCTCAGGCGAATCCGAGCAAGGTCAGCCTGATGGTGGTGGCCTCGCACACCACGCCGAGCACGATCGCCATTCTCAACGCCTCCACCACAGCCGGCGCGACGTTTCTGCTCAACCATGCGCTGCCGCAATGCCTGGCGCTCTGCCGGGATGCGAGTGACAACCTCTACGTCTTCGGAGCATATGGGGGATCGACGCCCCGTTTTCCGGTATTCCAGGCGTTCATCAAACAGGCGGGACTGGTCTGGGCGCCCGCTGCGGCGAACACGGTGACCACCGCTATTTCAGGGACGATTGCCCCGGTCGGCTATGTGGCCTTGTGGTGCAACACGGGTGGAGGGTCGCGCTATCCAG